GGATAGTGATTTAGAATTATTTTCTGTTCCCGAATTTGAAAAAACACAATCACCACCAGACTTGTATCCATTATATAGAAGATTAAGACTTTATATAGAAAATGTAGAAGCAACAACATTACAAGGAAAAACAGTAGAAGGTGTTTATCATATACCATTAGAAAATTATAATGGATTTATAGCAGCAAAAACAAAATTAATTGATGATTACCAAAACTGGTTTAGAGGTTTAAATCCTAATCAAAGAATTTATATGGTTAATCAACCAATTATGGCTGAAATAAATAAACTCATGTTAAAATATACACGAATAGAACCAAAAGAATTAGCAAAAGAAGAATTTAAATTAAAAGGCATACCAGTTAAAGAAATAACACAAGGAAATGAAAAACCAGAATTAGAAACAGCAATACAAGAACGAGGATTTAGTGATGAAGAAAAACAAAAAATAAAAATTGAATATAATAAATTATTAGCAGCAACAAGTAAGCAAATAACAACAATAGAAAAAGATTTAAATAAAACTGATAATACAGAAGAAGATTTAAAAAAAATAATTAATGATATAGATGAATTAGAAGATAATATTACACAAACTCACGATAAATTAGATCCAGCAATAAAACTTGGTGTAATAACTTTATATGAAAAAACAAAAGTAAGATTAACAAATGTATTAAGAACAGCAAATCAAAAATTAGATTTTGTAGTAAGATCCCCAGGCGCAGAATCAGCGCCTCCAAAAAGTCCAGTTCAAATTAAACCACCAGCAGGACCTCCACCAGCCCCTAAACAGCCACAAGATTTATTCGCAAAACAAATGGAAAAACGAAGCGAACTTAAAACTTTGATTGAAAGAGCAACAACTGGATTAAAAGATGATATTGGTGAGGATGATACAACAAATGTAGAACCAAAAGATTTACAACAAATTATTAGATTAGAAAACGAAACAGAAGCAAAAGTCAAACTAAAATACGAACAAGCAAGCCAAGAAGAAAAAAATAAAGTAGATAAAGATTATAAAGAATATTTACAAAAGAAAAAAATATATATTGGAGAAATAGATAAAATATTATCAACCAAGCCTTTAAAAGGTGATTTACAAAAAATTAAAAACTATACTACATCTAACGATAAATTTGGAACAAAGGGTCCTTCTTCTGTTGGTGGTTCAGTATCAAGAATTTTTGGAATACAAGAATATTCAAGAATAGGTAGTATAACAGGACCAAATGCTACTAATCAAAAACGAGCAGAAGTAAAAAAATTGTTAGATAAATATGAAAGAGAACAAGGACCAGTAAGAGTTGAAGTTCAACCAGTATCACCACCAACATAAATTTATTAGTTATTAATTTAAAATTATTTTCTAATTATATTATATATGAGCAACCTTGAATTAATGAATGAATATTTAAAAAAACAAAATAAAATTAGCGAACAAACAAAAAAGACTTATATTCAAACAGCAACTACTTTACCTTTTAATATTACGACTACACAACCAACAATTATTAAAAAACTAAAAGAATTATATACAAATCCAAATACTTTGAGTTTGTATTTGAACATGATAATTTTACTTCGTAGAGATAATAATTTAGAACATAATAAATTAGTAAAATTAAGAAACGATTTACGAGAAGAAATTATTTCAATTAGAAAAGAAAATATGAGTGATAGTAAAAATACTTTACCAAGTTATAAAGAAATTATTGATAAATTAAAAGATATGAATGGAATAAGATATGTAATTAATTATTTAATATTAGAATACGGTTTAAGAAATAAGGACATTAACTTATTATATGTAAATAAATTACCTAACGAACAAAATGAAAATGAAAATTATATTAGTAAAAGTAAAAACGGATATAAACTAACTATCAATGACTTTAAGACTGAAAAAAGTTTTGGTACAAAAATAATAGATATTACAGATAAAAAGTTTAAAGAAGAATTTAATAAACTAAATATAAAAGATAATTCATATCTAATACCTAAAAAAAATGGAGATAAATTAAAAATTTCATCTTTCAATGATAAAATTATAAATTTAACTGTGGATGGATTAGGCGAAGTAAAATTATTTAAAATCCACATTAAATATTTATTAGATACAAAAGATTTTGAAAAATTAGAAGAATTAGTTAATACGCGTGGGACAAGTTTAGCTACAATTTTAAAAAGCTATAATGTGTATAATAATGATATGAAGAAAAATGAAAAAAAAAATGAAACAATTGAAAATGAAGTTAAAGATAATATTAAAAATTAATCTTCTATAAATTGAAACTTTTTACAAATATTTCTATTTTGATGTCTTTTTAAACTGTTTTTATTTACTAAACATTCACAGAATTCACATTTGACTTTTACTTTTTGTTTTTCTAATAGCTGTTCTTTATTTTGTTGATAATATTTTTTATTTTTTTCTTTATTTTTTTCTCTATATTTTTCACCATATTTTTTATATTTTTCTTTATTTTCTTCATAATATATTTTCTGTTTTTCATTTATTTCTGTTTTATTTTTTTCTCTATGTTTTTTTTGCTTTTCTAATAGTTTTTCTTTATTATCTTCTCTATATTTTTTTATATATTCTTTAAGTTTTTTTTTATTATCTTCATAATATTCCTTATCTGTTCTTGTTGGTAATTGAATATTTAATATCGGTTTTAATAATTCAATTACAATTCGTTCTTCTTTTTCTAATTCTTGTTTAGAATTACAATTAACATATTCTACTAATATCATATCCCAGTTTTCCCAACCACCATTATTTCTAATAAATTCATAAACTTTTAAATTATGACCTATTGCCGATGGATTATTACAAGAGTATTTATGTTTATGTTTTCTATTTTTCATATTAGTAGTACTACCTATATAAATATCTGTAATATTTGGATCTTTACAACATAATTTATAAATTAATCCTTTTGAATAATCTATTGTCCCTTGTCCCATTTGGTTTTATAATATTGTTAAATCAATTTTAAATACTTTATATATTTAGAGAAATAATAACATATATATATATGACCTATACAGAATGTTTATGTCCTACAAAAGAAGGAAATTGTAGTTGTTTAAAAACTTACAAAGATAAAGACTTTATAATATCTCAATTAATAAAAAAATATAAATATAATTACACACCTATAATCCACATGTTTCATGTCTGTACTTATGAAGAATTAAGAAATTACTTTTTACATTATAAAAAATTTGATATAGATGAAATATATTAATTTATAATTATTTTTTAATTTTTTTTTATATTATATTATTAATGAAAGTTTTAGAATTATTCAAAGGGACTGGTTCTATTACAAAATACTATGAAAATACAGATGTAGAAGTAATTAGTTTAGATATATTAAAAAAATATAATCCTACAATTTGTAGTGATATTATGACTTGGGATTATAAAGTATATGAACCAAAAACTTTTGATATTATTTGGTGTAGCCCCGAATGTAAAATATTTTCAGCATTACAATATCCTCTTATTGGTAGAAAATGGAAAAGTCGTGAAGAATTAGATAAAGCAAGAAAAGAAAATTCTATATTTATAAATAAAACAATTGAAATTATTGAATACTTTAAACCAAAATTTTATTTTATAGAAAATCCAAGATATAGTACTATATGGGATTATATAGAAAACGAAAAGTATAAATATAATTTTGTAATTGTTGATTATTGTGCTTTTGATTATAACTATAAAAAACCAACAAAAATATTAACAAATAAATTATTAGATAATGTATTATGTAGTTGTGCTGGTAATCCTAAACATCCTATGAGATTAGGTGTTACTTCTAAAAAATTTTTAGAAGCAAGACCAAATATACAAAAAAAAGATACTACAACTTTAAATCAAAGATATAGTATTCCACCAAAATTATTAACATATTTACTTGAATAAGCAAAAATTTAATTAAAAATTAATAAAAACACAATAAAAACATAATAAAATCATAATTATAAGTAAATTTAAGACTATTTCCTATTATAAACCGTTATAATTTAAATTATATATTAGTAAAACCCCTTATAAATAGTCTAAAAACGACTATTTAATCGTAATTAACACAAAATTAACATATAATTATTTAAAAATTAATTTTATATTCACCTTTTATAAATTTACTTTTCATTTTACAAATATTACATTTATTAGTAGAAAGCCTATTTCTATGTGGAGCAAAACATTCACTACAAATTCTTTTTTTTTTATTTGGAAGAAATCTATTTATACATGATTCACCTATAATTAAAATAATATCACCATTAGTAATATAGCAATT